AAGGGGATTCAGCTGATGTAACGGCTTTGCTGGCTATCTTCCGCGATATCATCGCCGGAGATGAGTTCACCAATTCCGTTAGCACTCAAGAATGGCTATCTTAGCTAGAGTACATGATCTTACTACTTTAGTATTACAATTAGTCGTAATTATAATACAAAAAGTTGTAGATTATGTTCTCAGAAAATAGCAAGATACTTAAGTGTTCGAAAGGAGGATTCCATATGGAACCTAGTGACATTGTTTACTGCATATGCAGACACTATGTCAATGACCTTCGTGTGGATAGTAAGCTTTCAAATCTGATACTCGGATACGTTCGAGCACGAAGATTTGATCTTCTATCCACATGCTCCCTTCACTTTGACTGGCATAGTCATTCAGTCATTGAGTGGAGGTTTCTGAGGCAAGTAGAGGCTTTCTTTAAGAAGAATGCCCTATTTGCGGACGGCGCAAAGTGTAAAGCAGCTGCAGAATCCTCATTCTTGGAGAATGAGACTGCATGCTCTTGCACTAATGTGCGCTTAAAGCGATTCATTGCCGATCAAGCTCCATTTGAGCTTCGATATCGGAGATGGGTCGCTATAGCCCAGCGGTACATAAGTACCGTTCTCGGAGACTACACTCCTTTTCTTAATGACCTACCGTCATTGATAAAGGTGACTCCGGGAGCAACTGCACAATCCTCTCGAAAGAATTCTTTACCTCAACTTAAAATGAGGATGCGGCTCTATTCAACACCTAGAGCTGCTCCTTACCTTAAGTCCATATATAATTTATATGGATTTAAAGGGTTGAGATTAAGGAATTGCCATTCGAACAGGATTGAGCTGGTACCGAAGAATTGGAAGACAGATCGAACGATCGCATGTGAGCCAGAAGGGAATTGACCCCTCCAGCTCGCGTTCGATACGTATGCTAAAAGACGTTTACGTCGTTTTGGCATAGATCTTCGTCTCCAATCTGCGAATCAGCGTTTAGCCAAAATTGGTTCATTAAACGGCGATCTTGCTACCGTTGATATGAAAGCAGCATCTGACACAATTAGTTATAATACCGTATGTCTGTTGTTCCCCGACATATGGTTTAACTACTTGTGTGATTTGCGCTCCCCTTTCTATAGGGGCCCTTTTGGCCATGGTGTGTATTCCAAGTTTTCCTCAATGGGAAACGGAAGTACTTTCACCATAGAAACACTGATTTTCGCGGCCGTGTGTAAAGCTATAGGATCTAAGAAGTTTCTTGTTTACGGTGATGATGTCATCATCGAATCAAGACTCTACAAAGATTTTATAGACTTTGCACAATTCTTAGGTTTTTCCATTAATGAAGAAAAGTCTTTCTCGTCTGGACCCTTTAGAGAGTCCTGCGGAAAAGACTACTTCAATGGAAGCGATGTAACTCCAG